ACGTAATCCAGCTTGCACAGCAGAAAGGATCACGTTTGCGAGATACTGTTCTATACGAGTCAGTAACTGGTAAAAATCACTTTTTCGAGCGCATTGGTTCCACTGCGGCGAGAAAGCGTACTTCCCGTCATTCTGATACACCCAGGATGGATACACCTCATTCCAGACGTAGAGTCTCTTTGGACGATTACGATTGGGCTGATTTGGTAGATCAGGAAGATAAGGTTCGGTTGTTAATCACCCCGCAAAGTGAATATGCTATGGCTGGGGCGAATGCAATGGGCCGCGCAATGGATGACGCATTAATTTCCGCTGCTACAGGGAATGCTTATGGTGGCGTATCCGGTGGGTCAACGGTTGTTCTCCCAGCAGGGCAGAAAATTGCTCATGGGTCAGCCGGATTGACTGTAGCAAAATTATTGAGCGCAAAAGAAGTGCTTGATAGTGCTGAGGTAGACCCTGATGAGCCAAGATTCTGCATTTTGGCTTCTTCGCAGGTCACGGATCTGTTAAATACCACAGAAGTTAAGTCTTCTGATTTCAATACGGTGAAAGCACTGGCGCAGGGTGAGATTAATTCTTACCTGGGATTTAAGTTTATTAGATCTCAGCGTCTAGGTACTGACTCCAACGGGAATAGGCAGGTCTTAGTCTATACATCAACTGGGTTGGGGTTAGCAGTAGGTGCTGATATTCAAACTCGCATCAGCGAGCGAGATGACAAAAACTATGCTACTCAAGTCTTTCTTTCAATGAGCATTGGCGCAACCCGCATTGAAGATGAGAAGGTTGTTGAAATTGCTTGTACTGAATAGGAGATAACTAATGGCTAGTGTAAAAGGCACAAATATCACTAATCTTGATGCAGTTCCTGTTGCTCTTCCAAAAGCATCGGAAGTTCATGGGAGAATCCGAGTATGGTTCGATTCTTACGAGGCATCTTCTCTTGCGTCAGGTAGTGATATCAAAATTGCACGGTTGCCTGAAAATGCAACAGTGTTTGAAGTTGTTATTCATCATGATGCACTTGGTACAAGTGTAACGTTGTCTGTTGGGGATGCTTCTAGCGCAACTCGCTATATTGGAGCAACCGCAGCAGCATCTGCTGGCAAAATCATAATGTCAGAAGATGGTGCGATTGATGGCTTTGGTTTTGAGAATGTATCGGAAACGGATGTTCTCATTACTACTGGTGGTGCAGTAGCCACTGGTACGATTAAAATTGCCATCATGTATGCAGTAGATTAGTAGAAAGGGGGAGTTTCGGCTCCCCCCAGCTACTTATTGGAGAGTGAAAAATGGCAACAGATGTTTCGATCTGTTCGAATGCATTAAGGAAGCTTGGGGATGACCCAATTACATCGTTATCAGATAACACAGAACGAGCCAGATTATGTAATGCATTTTTTGAACCTACAAGAGATGCTGTTTTAAGAGCGCATGTATGGAATTTTGCTGTTGTTAGGCAGGAATTAAGTCAATTATCAGCAACTCCATCATTTGATTATTCTTATCAATACAATTTACCAACAGATCCTTATTGCTTGAGGGCATTAAGGCTGGATACAACAGAAAATGATTTCGAATTTAAAATAGAGGGGCGAAAGTTACTGACAGATGAGGGGACTGCTCAACTTTTATATGTTGGGAAAATAACAGATCCATCTCAATTTGATCCTCTTTTTGTGGAAGCATTAACCGGAAGATTAGCCGCTGAATTAGCTTATTCAGTTACTGGTAGCAATGGACTATCAAAACAAATGTGGGAACTATATGAATTAAAGATCTCAGAGGCTCGTAGTATCGACGGACTTGAAGGGTTCGTTGATGGGTTTATGGCGAATACATTCACAGATTTCCGCAAATAATGGCTAGAGTTCATCCATTCCAATCAAATTTTACCGCAGGAGAGCTAACTCCCCGTCTTGAAGGGCAGGTAGACTTCAAGAAATATTTTAATGGATGTAGCGTACTGAATAATATGTACGTTTATCCTCATGGTGGAGCAGTTCGGCGTGGTGGAACGCATCATGTCGCAGAAGTAAAAACATCTTCAGCTAAAGTCAGATTAATCCCGTTTGAATTTAATGTAACTCAATCATATGTATTAGAATTTGGGAATACATATATTCGGTTTTACAAAGATAATGGGCAAATCACATCTGGTGGGTCTGTATATGAGATTTCTTCTCCATATCTAACCGCAGAGTTATTTGAAATACATTTTTCGCAATCAGCAGATGTAATGTATATCTGCCATAGCGCACATGCTCCTAGAAAATTAACAAGGACAGGGCATTCAGCATGGACGCTAACAACTCCGACATTCAGTTGGGCAGCTTCATCTCCCTGGACATCATCAAATGGATATCCAAGGACTGTTTCTTTCTATGAGCAGCGATTATTTTTTGCCGGGACATCAGCATCGCCACAAACTATCTGGGGTTCTCAAACAGCAGATTATGAGAATTTCGATCAAGGCACTGGACTTGCTGATGAGTCGATGGAATATGCTTTAGCAACCAATAAAGTCAATGTAATCAGATGGTTACAACCTAGCCGAGATTTAATTATTGGGACTGCTGGGGGCGAATTCAAAGTTGGTCGCCCAGCAGGTGAGCCGCTGACTCCATCGAATATTATGGTGACGCAGCAAACGACTTACGGTAGCTACACAATTCCGCCTATTCAGGTGGGTAATGCCATTTTATTTGTCCAAAGAGCAAGGCGGAAAATTAGAGAATTTTCATATACATTCCAAAACGATGCTTATATAGCCCCTGACATGACATTGCTTGCTGAACATGTAACAGCAGGATATTTGTCAGATATCGATTATCAGCAAGAGCCGGATTCTATACTTTGGTCATGTACCGCTGATGGAACTCTATTGAGCATGACATATGAGCGGCCAGAAGATGTTGTTGCCTGGGCAACTCATTCAGTTGGCGGAACAAATGCTGAAGTTGAAAGTATCGCAGTAATTACGAATACAACTCAAGATCAAGTTTGGGTGTCGATTAAGAGGACAATTAACGGGGCGACAAAACGATATGTAGAATATATCGATAGCAATATTAATGTTGATTCTGGCTTAACAGGAACAGCATCTGGGAGTTCTCCTACAATTACAGGATTATCACATCTTGAAGGGGAAACAGTTAATGTAGTAATTGATGGAGCAGTGTTCCCAAATGCAACAGTAGCCAGCGGGCAAATTACACCAGCAATTCCATCGACCTGGGGGACGGTGAATGTAGAAGTTGGGTTAAATTATATTTCTACATTAAAAACAATGCGGGTAGAGGCTGGCTCTCAAGCAGGGAAGGCTCAAGGCAGAAAGAAAAGATGGAATGAAGTTATGGTTAGGTTGTTGGATACAACTGGGGTAACAATCAACGGAGATCAATTGCCATTCAGATCATCAGCAAATTTGATGGATACAGGATTAGGATTATTTACTGGGGATAAACGAGTGACTAATCTTGGCTGGGATCGAGATGGATTTATAGAAATCAAACAAGAGCAGCCCTTACCAATGATTATTCTAGGTCTGCATGGAACATTAAACACAGTTGATTAAAGAAATTATTCCATTTGAGTCTCATCATGTAGATTTGATGGACTTGAGGAAAATTGATGCAGCATCAATCGGTTGTGTTAGCGAATATGAAGAGATTCTTAGAAATTTTCAAACATCAAGATATAGCTTTACTGGGGTTAAAGACGGGGAGATTGTAGCAGTTGGCGGGATGATGCCTATGTGGGAGGGTGTTGGAGAAGGATGGGCGATTACATCAACATTGATTCATAAAGAGATTTTTTGGTTTCATCGATTTGTAGTAAGAGATATTGTAGGAAAAATGAAAGAACGGAAAATTCATCGATTACAGGCAACTGTTCATCAGGATAATACTATAAGCATGAAATGGTTAAAAAGAATGAATTTTATTGAAGAAGGTTGTTTGCATAAATATAGCCCAGATGGGGCTGATTATTACATGTATGCGAGGATAAGATAATGGCAGCAGCAGCGGCACTTGCAGGGGTTGGGATGGTAGCTTCAGTTGCGGGTGGAGTTCTTGGGTATATGGGGGCGCAAGAAAGTGGCAAAGCTGCTTGGGCTGCGGCTCAACGAGGATATCATGAAGAAAAGCAAAAGGCTCATTACAATGCAAAAGCTTATCAGCGGCAAATGATTGACCAACTGCATATGTCGATGGCTCAATGGGGAGCATCAGGGGCAGCAGTAGGTGAAGGTTCGCCAGTAATTCAAATGATGAATCTAGTTAATAATCTTGAAGAAGAGAGATCTTTGATATTAAGAGGTGGAGATGTGGCATCAACGGAGTTAATGATTACAGGTGCAGATCAATGGAAAGCTGCTCAATATCAGGCAACTGGATCATTATTGAAAGGGATCGGTGGGGCAGCATCACTTGGAATGGCAGCATAGTAGGAGCAAGGAATGGCAGTAACTATTAAATCGAGAGCCTCTGGGATCACTGGGATAGGTAAAGCGGCTCCTGCTGGTGGTGATATCCGGTCTGTTGTTTATGCAGGAGAAGCTGGGCAAGCAATGGTTCGGTCTGGGAACCAGATAATTAATACAGCAGTTTCTACTACAACAGCCGCTATTAAATTCTTTGATGATTCATTGACCGCTGCTGAGT